CCATCACCGCACCTCGATCAGATTGGCAAGGAACTGAACTCGGGCATTCGGAAAGGCAGTCTCGTAATCGTCACTGGGTTCTCCCAGTTCCCACACGGAACCGTCATTGCAGACAAGCTTGCCATTGCGCCTGCCCCTGATCCCGGCAGTGGTCACATTCTTTCCGTGAATGTTCACCCCGACAAGACAGTGCTTTGGGGGTTGTCCTGTTATGGCCACGACCCAGTTATCGATTTTCATTTGAACATCCCCCTGACTTCATCATCCAATGCCTCACTCGTACCAGTAACTCCCGGCAAGCCCTCAGCCTGTGGCATGTTAGGATCACGGACATGGCCCCAGGAAGCTTCATATTCCGCGACTGACATTTCCCGGCGAGCAAGGGGATCCCAGACCCGACGTTCAAAAAGAACTGGAAGCCAGTTTTCGGGTTCAGATGATTTGCACACTCGCGTGAAGCTGCAGCCTCCATACTCCGTGCAGCCCCCGTCAAGCGAAAAGTCCCAGTACCCTTCCTCCCACATACCAATCATCCTGCGAACGTCCCGTTCGAGTTGTTCCTCCCAGCGGTCGAGTTCGAAGTCACTGCGGTAGGTTGGGACTTCCAGAGTGTCGTACTTGGTTTTGAGGATAGACACCCCCCGCACGATACAACCGTCAGTCTTAATCCCTTGCCGACGCGCAGCCCAAGTGTAACCTGTGAATTGGGATCGCATCTCCCACTGCCTTCCCCACGAAGCCCCAAGGCTGGTCGTGGTCTTCTCGTCATAGATATAACAGCCACCCGCCCGATCCGCAATCATGTCGGAACGACCTGTGTAAAGGATGGGATTACCTGTAACTGGATGGAGTACAGATAACGGCTCTGCAAAGCTAAACTCAATTCCGCGTCTACCAGTTGGTAAAGTGATTGGCTCGGCTCCATCAGCTCCAAGGGGATATTGCTGAAAGTAATACTCCAGTGCGCCACACATACGCTCAAGAGATTTTGCACTATCAGCTGGACAGTCAAAGTCTCCATAGTGCCGAATAAGTGCCATAAGACCTGCAGCTTCGCTATCTTCTGGGGACTGCCCTTCCACATAGAAAGCATTTCTTGCAGCTTCGATTCCAGAAGCGAAAGCTCCTCCTGCGACAAGGTGTACAGACTGGGCTTGTGGTTTCCAGTGATTGACATATTGTTGGAATGCTTTCTGTGGACAGCTTCGGAAGGCCGACATGATGGTGCTGTCCACTGTGTGAGGAAACATGGGGCGTTGGTTTACAGGTACGGTGCTCATTGGAAAGGGATTTCATCAAGTTTGACGTCACCGTTGGCAGAGAGCAGCAAGATACCGTCGCTTTCCTCCCGCATGGCTTCTTCGACTTTCATGGCCTGTGCGCGAGCTGTCATTGCGACTTGCTCTTGACAGGCTGCAATGATTTTGATCATCGTACCTGGGGTTACCCAGACCTCTTGAGCACAGTCATGTTCGTCTTTGAACACTACCTTACCCTGCAAGCCTTTTTTCTCCGAATACCTGTCGTAACGACGAATACTGATTTCTTCTAATTGCATAACTGCTCCTATAGCTCAATTGTGATTACAGTCCCAGCTCTCCCAAGAGAGCATCTGTGTCAACTGGTTGTTTTTTGGCCGCAGTCGAAGCCTTCTTGGCCTTCGATGCGGTGCTTACTGCCCCTGCCCCGACCCGCTCCCCCCGCATTGCTGCGATAGCGAGCTTCATTTCTTCTTTGGTCAGGGTACCCTCGCGGGCTTTGGCTCGCCACTGTTGGATGTTGGCGGTCACTGTGTCACTCGCCATCATTCGACTCACTGTCAATGGCGAAATCTACGTCCTCGCCCATAACGGCCAGGTAGTCTTGGTTCCACAAAGCCTCGGCCACACTACACCCTGCCACAATCCACTTGTACTCAAACGCTACAGGCGGCAGAGATTCGAAATCACTAATACTGATGACTTCCACTTCACTGATCCCTTTGCGCGGCACATCCACTATGCAGGTCATGCCGGGGCGGTATTGGGCCAGACGCAGCGCTTTGTAGGTGTAGGTGCGGGTGCTGGGAGGGCTGGTGTCACCTTCGCGTGGCAGGAAACGGACAGTGACAGCATCAATCAGGACTTTGTTATTGCTCATGGTGCAGGCTCCAATGGTTAGGGGGTAGGGTTAAAAAGTAACCCGTACGAGATAAGAATTATTAACTCGTACGGGTTATTATTGCAAGAGTGGGGACAGCATAAAAGGGATTTTTGTTAAGTAATTTGCGGGCAGGGAAGGAGGAGCTGTACTCACACCTTACCCACCTGTTCAATGATTGATTCTGGGTCAATGTCCATAATGTTTTGGCCTGAATTTTCCGATTCGTTATAAGCAAATTCCAGCGTCGCCTTCACAGCAGCCAATTGAATCTCTCGGACTTTTTCAGCTGAGATGTATTCGATCGAATCATTATTTAATTTCGTGTCACACATAGGATAGTAGCTAAAGCCTTGAACCCAATTACTAGGTTCGTCAACTTCATGGTGGAAATAAACCCTATCCGGCCAGTTTTGGTTATTGGTCATGATCACCCCATGTATTGTTTAACGATTATTCCATCTTCGATTTCAAAATTGTAGCGATCAAATCGAGCGTCACGAGTTCCTATTTGACCAACTCCATCGCGCCTTGCCACACGCCAAATAACGCCGGCATTTTTTGCCGCCGCAACACGCTTACCAACAAAATCAATATGGTCACTTTTTGGAGGGTTATTTACGTTGTAGCTCATGATTGCTCCAGATTAGTTAGTTTGGTAATGGCTGACTGGATTCTGTCTTCCCGTCCGCAATAAATTTCTTTGATAAAATTAGGACTTTTATGCTCAGTCCCATGCACATACATCTGTGCAGTCAGTCCCATTTTTAAGCATTCAATCAACTCCGCTTTCAGCTCGGCGGTTAAGGCTGGTGCCGGATGCAAATAAAGCGCGTTAGTGAACATCTGAGTTTCTTGAGGGCTTACCGTGGCAAGGTCAGCCAGACCAATTTTAAGCGTGCGCAAGGCACTATTGTTGATCCACGCCACAGGCTCCGATTTATTGCTCATGATTGTCCTTTCTGTTGCGGATTATTTTAGCCAAAACATCGCATTGATAAGCAAATTCTGTCCAATCATCACGGTCGTTTTTAGGTTCAATTCGCTTCGCACATGCCTCCCTCTCATGCTGAGCGACCAGTTCAGCGAATCTCTCAATTTCGTATTCTGTATCTAGCGAACAATTGTCTTTTTCAAAAATAATACCGTGTTTTTGTCCTACTTTAAATCCAGCCTCTTTGGCCAGCTTCAATATATCGGCTTGGTTCATGATTTTCCTTGTAACCCGCCTTATCGCAGGGATTTAAGTATCAATATCTTAAATGTTGTTAAAATGATCAGAAGGGAATATCCGAGTCCATATCATCAAACTCCTGGCTTGATTTTTGTGGTGATCTATTTTTTTCTTGCGACGCTGGTTTATTATTTGGCACATTCTGGTCGGAACCATCATGCTTACCGCCCAACATTTGCATTACGTCACCCTTGATATCAGTAGCATATTTTTCAATTCCATCTTTATCAGTATATTTTCTTGTGCGAAGGCTACCTTCTACATATACCGAAGATCCTTTTTTTAAATATTGACCGGCTATCTCTGCTAATTTACCAAAGAATGATACTCTATGCCACTCAGTAACTTCTTTCTTTTCTCCGCTTGCCTTATCTTTCCAACTATCTGTAGTGGCCACCGAAATCGTTGTTACGGCATCTCCGCTAGGAAGATACTTGGTTTCCGGATCTCTTCCTATATTCCCTAAAATTATTACTTTGTTAACTGACGCCATAATTACTCCAATAAAAAGTTAAAATCCATAATTCATACTAACCGCTTTAAATACCACACTCAAGAAATATTTTTAGTTTGTTGTATTATTGTTGAAATCGATTTGTTTAATCCACTCTTTTGCTAGTTCTGATGAAATAGCCCATTCGTGTGCAATACATTCAATAAGTGCAGCGTCATTTGGCCGCACTGGGGCATCTGAATCTTCTATCAGATAACAAACATAAAGTGGAATAAATCCAATCATTAAATTAAACTCCTAAAAAATGTTTCTTTTTCTTTTACATATTCAGAGAATTTATGGAGTTTTATAACCATATTATCAATAAATTCTTCGTCCCTTACAATTCTTGTTACAGTTAAATCTTTACCAATTTTCTCTAATGCCGGAACATAAATTACAAGATCAATCCATTTCCTGTTAGTAATCCACAATCCTCCCTGGCATTGATGAAAATACTCTCCGTTATCTCTTGATTTAAATAACTGTTCTATTTTTAAGCTATCAATTGGAGATTTAATTTCCAACAATCCATCATCTTCTACTATTCCGTCAGAGCTATATAAATAACCGTAATCATCGACACATACGCCATTTTCAGTAACAAAAAATCCTGTTCTGGCCTCGTATATACGCCTGGCATGTACCTCCATCTCATGACCTCGGGCCAATATAAAAGACTTAACTGGGACGCCATAGGGTTCTTCGCTAATACGCTCCAATGACAGATCACAGGCATATTTTTTTGCTGCATCAGAATAATCTACCGTGTTTTCGCCGTTCAATGCTCTTGTAATAATCTCTGATGATGGAATTGCTTTATATCCCGCTTGTGTTGCCGCTTCTTTTTTCTCGATTCCAGATAACACTCCATCAACAAATTTCTTCTGCTGAATATTTAATCCACCAATTTCTTCACATATTGTACTGAACATACTCGCAGTCAATCGGCCACATCTCTCTTGAAACCATTCTGGAGATCCCTGTTCTACCGGAATAAATCGAAAACTCATGGCTTATTCTCCGCTGCGTCAATATCAGCAACAAATTCTTCTGCCGATTGCATATTATTTTCAGGCTCTACTATTTTTTCTTTCAATTTAGCCCGATGATTTTTAACTGCCTCCTTTAACTTAGCGTGTTCTTTAGGATATTT